CAGCAGGGCCTGCTGGCGCCCAACACGCAGAGCTACGGTGCCCCGCCGCTGCCACCGATTGAGGGTCTGGTGCGACCGATGGGCCAAAGGCCCACCGACCACCAGGTCATCGCCACCTTGCTGCCCAGGCGCAAAGACGAGGACATCCCGGACGACCCGACCGACGACCTGCCACCGGAGATCCGGCCTTATGCGCTGGGCCTGCGTCCGAGCGTGCAGCCATCCTCGACCGAGTGGGTGCAGGAGATCGTCTACCAGCGCCTCGGCAAGGAGGACCACGAGATTGCCGAGATCAACCGATACTACTTTGGTATCGCGCGAAACTATGATGAAGAGCTGAGCGGCCAGCGTGTTACCGCCAGCGAGTACTACAACGGCAAGGGGTTCGGCGACGAGCCGGCACTGAAGGGCCGTTCCCAATTGGTTATGACTGTTGTTAGGGATACGATTCGTTCGACCCTCCCGAGCCTCCTGCGCGTGTTCACTGGCGTTGAGGACCCGGTGCATTTCGAGCCGATCAGCAACGAGATATCCGGCGACGACAAGCTGGCAACCATGCTGTCCCGCCAGGCGACCGACTACGCCCGCTGGGCGCTGTTCGTTGCCAATCCAGGCTGGTCGATTCTGCATGATGCGCTGCTGGACGCGCTGACCCGCAAGGCCGGCTGGGTGCGTTGGTCGTGGGGCAAGAAGCAGCAGATCCGCACCGAGGTGGCCGAGGGCCTCATCCTGCCGCAACTGCAGATGCTGCTCGCCGAGCCGGGCATCGAGGCGCAGCGCATCGTGCGCCGACCGATGACCAGGGCCGAGCAGGAGGCGATGGCCAAGACGCCCGAGGGCCAGATGTATCTGGGTCAGGGCGGACCTCCGGAATACTGGAGCGCTACCATCACACGCAGCGTGCAGCAGGCGTGGCCGGTGGTTGAATCGGTGCCGTCCGAGTGCGTTTGGGTGGTGTCCGACGCGTCCACCGTCAAGGAAGCGCGCGGCGTGTTCCACGTCAGGGACGTGTCTGCCTCCGACCTGATCGAGATGGGGTTGGATGAGCACGCGGTGCTGCGGGCGGGCGGTTCCGCGCCCACGACGCAGTGGCGGCGCGAGGCGATCGCCAGGGACAGCGCGTCCGGGCACCACATGCACGGCGGGCCACCCAACGACCGCTCCATGGGCATGATCCGCTACATCGAAGGCTGGATCAGGTGCGACGCCGACAACGACCACAAGGCCGAGTTACTGCACACCCACAGCCTGGGCGACGACTGCCGGTTGGTGCAGTGGGAGCGCACGGACGAGATCCCCTTGTCGTGCTTCACGCCTTACCGCGAGCCAGGACGGATCATCGGTTCTTCCGTCTCCGACATGGTGATGGACCTGCAGCGCCTGCAGAGCCGGGTGATGCGCGCGACCCTCGATAGCCTGGGTCAGGCGATGTATCCGCGGACCGTGATCACCCTCGGTCAGGTGAACATGAGCGATGTGCGCCAGACCGCCATCGGATCGATCATCCGCGTGGCACAGCAGGGCGCCGTGCAGGAACTCGTGAAGCCGTTTGCCGGTGCAGCGGCACTGCCCATCATGCAGCTGCTGGAGGGGGTCAGAGAGAGCCGCACCGGCATCACTCGCGCCAGCCAGGGCCTGACCGTCGACGAGCTCCAGAGCACCGCGCCGATCGCTGTGTCGCAGCAGACCAGCGCTGCCCAAGACAGGCTCGACATGATGGCGCGGACCTTGGCCGAGACCGGACTGGCGCCCCTCTACTCGGGCCTTCTGCGCATGCTCGCCAAGCAGCAGGACCGGCCCAACGTCATCCGCATCCGGGGCGAGTGGATCAGCATCGATCCCAGAGCGCTGGGCACGATGTGGGAAGCGGCGGTGGAGGTGGGCGGCAAAGGCATGCCGATGGAGCGTCTCGCCATGCTCGCCCAGATCGCCGGCAAGCAGGAACAGATCATCACCAACTACGGCCTGCAGAACCCGCTCGTGGGCGTGCCCGAGTATAGGAATACCCTGGCGCGCATGCTGGAGACCGCGAACATCGCCGACGTCAGCAACTACTTCAAAGAGTTGCCCGACGACTGGCAGCCACCGCCGCCCAACCAGGGGCCAACCCCGGAACAGGTGCTGGCCATGGTACAGCAGCAGAAGACCGCCGCGGATCTGGAGACCGATCGGGCAAAGGCCCAGACGGACCGGAGCAAAGCCCTGTCGGACGACGACCGCGAGCGGGACAAGGCGGCGCTGGACGCATGGGTTGAGCTCTGGAAGATCGGCGCCCAGTTCGGCACGCCCGTGCCATCGCTCGATGAGCTACGCGCGGCGATGCAGCCAGACCAGCCCAACCTGGGCCTCATCGGCGACCTACCGCCTCCCACGTCACCGCAGCAGCCGGCGACCGGCATGCAGGGGCCGCAGCAGCCCAAATCGGGGCCAGCCTCGCCGCTGATGGGGATGGCGCCGGGACAGGGCGGCGGCCTGGGGGCCCAGCGTCCGCAGGCGCCGCTGGCTCCGCCGGTCGGCTCCACCCCGCCCGACACCGCTCATATGGTTCGCCAGGCGCTCGCCACCGGTAACTTACCGACGACGTATGGTCAGATTGCTGACCGGGCGGTGGCCGGCAACATCGCCGGCATGGGCGGGCCTTCGGTCAGGCCGGGCGCGTGACATGGGTGACCGGCACAAGCGCCCGATGAGCGGTGAAGAGCGGGATTTGATCATCGCGCTCCGAATCCAGGGCAAAACCTATCCGGAACTCGCAGAACTGACCAAAAGACCCCTCGGAACCATCAGTTCGGTGCTTTCCAAGGCGATTTTGACCCGAAAAGACCTCAGAACGCGCGAGATGGACCCGACTGTGAAGCGGAAAACGCTATGAACTGGACTTTGGACCTTAACGCCGAGCCCAAAAGCATCATGGAGGCCCGTCAGGAGGCTTCCATGGCCCAAAGGGTGCTGAATGACGCGGTTTTCGTCGATTTTCTCGACCAAATGCAGCATGCAGCATCAAATACCGCGCTCTTTGACGACAAACTGGAGACCAGGGACGCCGCACGGGTGAAGGTGCTCACCATTGCCGAGCTCAAGGCGCGGCTTCAGGAGGCGGCACGCCGCCCGCTGCAGGACGCCGAGGACCAGGAACAGGCGCAGGTACACGAATGAGCATATGCAATAAATGCGGCGAGCGGGAGCGCAAGCCAGGGCAGCGATGGTGCCGTGAGTGCCACGCAGCCTACATGCGCGCGTGGCGTCAAACTCATCCTCTCAGCGAGGAGGATCGCAGGAAGGACGCATGCCGATCATACAGCATGATGCTGGTGAAACGGGGCAAGCTGGCCCCTGAACCCTGCCAGACCTGCGGCGCCGAGCCGGCGCAGAGGCATCATCCCGACTACAGCAACCCGTATCGCGTCGTGTGGCTCTGTGACCCATGCCATCGCGCGCATCACAAGCCAAGGCCGGAACCGTGGTGGTTACCGGCGGATAATCGCCTGTAAGGGGGACCATATGTCTGAAACAACCGGCCCGGCCCCGCCAGCCGCACCACCTACCGACACTACCAGCAGCGACTACGCACCAGCGCCGGATACCCGTCCAGAGCTTAGTGTCAGCGATGCTGCCAGGATGCTGCGTAGTGCTCGCCGTGCCCAGGCCTCGACGCCGACTGGAGAGCAAGGCGCATTGCCCGGCATCGGGCATAATTCGGGCGAGGCAGCACCGCAACCACCGCAAACACCAGCCCAACCCGGTGGCATGTCTGCGCTGGAACGCGCCTTGGGGCTTGAGCAAGGTTCTGACAATCCTGATGCGCCACGTGAAACACAGGACAGGACCCCTGCCCAAACCCCGGCAGAGATCGAGCTTGAGGGTCGGCGTTACACGCAGGCCGAGCTAGCCGCGGCGATCCGCCAGTCGCAGGACTATACCCAGAAGACGCAGCAGCTATCCGCCCAGGCACGCCAGCTACAGGCGCAGCAGCAGGCACTTGCCGCCGCCCTGCCGCTGATCCAGCCCGAGATTGAGGCGCTGCAACGCCGGCTCGCCGAGGCGCCACGCCCCGACCCGCAACTGCGGCAGACCGACCCGGCGGCGTATTGGGACCAGCTGGCGACTTGGCAGGACGCGCAGATCGAGCACCAGCGCGTGCTGGCGATCCAAACGCACCAAGCCCAGGCCCGCGAGGCGGCGGTCGCCCAGGCCGTCGATCAGGCGAACCATGAACTAGCCCAGAAATACCCATTCTGGTCGGACCCGGCGCAGCGTCGGGAGATTCAGCAGGACATCATCAGTTGGGCCCGGACGCAGGGCTACACCGACCAGGAACTGCACGGCCTGACCAGCGCGAAGTACCTGGAGACGCTGTTCAAGGCCAGCCTCTATGATCGCTACCAGTCCCGCATTAAGCCCCAGGCGACGCAGCCTGCTGTGGGGCATGCGCCGCGCGGGACCGCCCCACCGCCGCCGCCCGCCGCGCGGGTCAGGGAGGCGACCGAGACGTTTAACGAGCGGCCCAACGTGGCCAACGCCGCGGCCCTGATCGGTGCCCGGCGGGCACCACGGGGCAATGGACACACCCAATGGTAGCCTGTCACACTGGCAACATTATTCAGGGGAGGCACACATGAGACACGCACTGCTTGCTGCCACGGCGCTTGCCGCGATCGCCTTTGTGCCGTCAGCCAATGCCACCCTGCAACTGAGCATCGGCGCCAATGGCTCCACGTTCACTTGCGCCGATGGCCAGTTGGGCTGCGACCTGTCGGGCGGGGCGAATAACCTGCTGACGGTCAACACGCTGGTCGGCGGGGCGTTCGTCCAGCTTACCTTGGTGCAGAGCACATCCGGCGCGAGCAACACGCTCCAGCTTTCCTCGGCCAACATCGACAACCAGTCGGGCGCGCCGTTGACCGTGACCCTGCTGGCCTCGCAGACGGATTTCACCGGGCCGGTCACTGCTGTGAACAACAGCGGCTCGCTGACCTTCAACCACAACATCGGCGCCACCGACAGCACGCTGAAGTTCTGGGCCGATCCCGCCAACACGCAGGGCGCCAACCCGACCAACACGCCGGGCACGCTGCTGGAAACCGTGTCAGGCCACGCCACCACCGATCCTGACAGCTTCGCCGGCTCCAACATCGCACCGTTTGCCGCGGGCGGGCTGTTCTCCATGACCGAGGGCGCGGCCCTCTCGCTCATCACGGGCGGCTCCATCACCGGCTTCAACCAGTCGATGGTGACCACCGCCGCATCCGTACCGGAGCCGTTCAGCCTCGGGGTTCTCGGCATGGGGTTGCTGGGCCTCGGCATGGTGCGGTATCGCCGCGGCACCGAGTGAAGAAGCGACCCGACCCGTCGAAGGCGCGGATCGAGGACCACGCTGAAGCGGCCTATACGCTCCTGGGGACGGCAGCATTCATGGTGCTGCCCGACCCGGAGGATCGCATAGTAACCTTTGGCGCCTTGCTGGAAGAGGCGATCAGGCTGCTGCCGAAGGGCGAGCGGTGCCACGCGGCGCAGAGCGTGGCCAGCATCCTGCTGAAGCAGTTTCCCGAGCCGAAGAGCACCCCCAAGGGCGCGGCATTGACGCCTGAGCCGCCTCTTCATTAAATAGACACCGACTCGCGATGGCAGTGCTTGCACCCAGCGGCGCGAGTGACGTGCCGGCATCGAGGCTGATGCCGTTCTGAGGACCACCGACTGGGAGTGCTTGCACCCACCCGGCACGGCCTCCGCAGGACCAGTCGCTCCAGATGCAGAACCCGCCCCGCAAGGGGCTTGTCCTGTTCTAGGAGCGAATCATGGCCTCACCGCCAACGATGGCGTCTGCGCCGACCAATACCTACACCCAGCAACTCGCTTCCGGCACGGTGCATGAGGACGTCTCGGACGTCATCTACCGCATCGACCCGGAAGAGACGCCCTTTGTCTCCGCGCTGCCGCAGGTCGGCTCAAAACAGATTTTGACCGAGTGGCTCACCCAGACCCTGAACAGCGCAGCAGACGTGCCCCAGCCCGAGGGGTTCACGGCGGTGATCAGTCCGAGCGTGAAACCAGTCCGCATGTCGAATGTCTGCCAGATCTTCGCCAGGACCGTGGGCGTGTCGGGCACCCTGCGGGTCGTCGATAGCATCGGCGGCGAGGACGAATACAACCGCCAGCTGGTGATGCGGGGCATCGAGCTCAAGCGCGACCTGGAACTGGTCTCCACCTCCAACATTCCAAAAGCAGCCACCGACCCGCGGCACATGGCCGGGATGCCGACGTTCTGCACCAACGGCAGCGTCGGCGCTGGCGGCACCATGCCGGTCGGCGACGGCAGCGCAGCAGCGGTGCCCGGCACCGCGCGCGACCTGACGCTCACGATCGTTAACGACGCCATGCAGCAGGCCTGGAACGCGGGCGGCAAGCCGACCATCGGGCTCATGTCTGGCAACATCAAAAACTACTTCAGCACCCTGTCGCAGGGCGGCACCGGCAACCCGATCGTCTCGCAGAACATCCAGTCCACGACTGCATCCCAGGAAGTTACCATCATGGGTGCGGTCGATGTTTACCGGACCAACTTCGGCACGCTCGATCTGGCACCAGATCGTTTTATGCCACCCAACATGATGCTGCTGATCACCCGCGACTACGTCGAGCTCGCCCCGCTGCCAGAGCGCAACATGGTCGAGCAGCAATACGCCAAGACCGGCGATAACACGCAGGGCGGTATCATCTTCGAGGGCACCATCCGCGTCACCGCCCCCAAGGCCCACGCCGCGATCTTCGGGCTCAATCAGTAACGCCATGCCTACGCTTTACGAAAAATACGACCCGGTCACCACGCGTTACACCGAGATCACCACTGACTCGGAGACCGGGCTGCCGCTCATCACCTACACGCAGGACGTCAAACCGATCATCGAGGCCAACAAGCGGGCCGCATCCAACTTCACCGGCACCAGCAAGACCGGCTGGACGAGGGTGGCATCCATCCCAAACGTGGTGGTGCAGCGGCTGATGCAGACCGGCATCTGGTACGACGAGCAGGCGATGAACGTGTGGCTCAACCAGCGTGACAATCGGGTGTTTCGGACAGACGACGCACGCCGCCTTTAACCCCTCGGGGAGGCCATGACCATGCCGATGCCAACCACAGACGAGCCCAACCGCAACGCCCAGATGGCGCCATCGCCCACGGCGACAGCGGCACAGCGCGCGCAGGGTGTACAGACCATCCAGACGCCGCGCTTCCCCGGCTCAGACGAGCACGGGCGCAATCCGGTGCCGCCGCGTCAGGAATACCCCGGCCAGTATCACCAGGGCGACATGATCCCGCCTCCGGGTTGGGCGGGCACCACCAATGTCGACGAGCCATACCTGCCGCCCGACTTCGATAAGGTGCTGGTGATGCGCTGCTACCCCGAGGCGGAGTCCTTCGCTGAGTTGCGCGAGACAGCCTACGAGCACGGGCGCGAGGTGCTGGCGATGGCACGCGAGTCGACCCGCCAGCAGGCTGAGCTCGCCGGCCAGCCAGATCCGCATGATCTGAGCGTCGAGCGGGCGGTGACGCAGCAGCCCGGTCAGCCCAATCCAGGCCAGCCGATGCCGGCCAACCCGCCGCCGCGCCCGCAGCCCAACCAGCCGACCCAGCCAAACCAGCCGGCGCAGCAGCCTGGGCAACCGCCGCAGCCGCCGCCGGGCGATCAGCGCATAGAGCCGGGCCGTGACCAGGACCGCGAGCGTGAGGAGCGCGATCAGCGGGAGCAGCGCGAAGAGCGGGAGCGTCGGGAACGCCAGGAGCGCGAGAGCCGCGAGCGCGAAGACCGCGAGCGTCGGGAGCGCGAGCAGAAGCGGGACTGACCCTTGGCGTCATTCCAACAGTTAACGGACGATGTGCTGTGGTATCTCGACCGCCGGGATGCCGCAGCACGTATCCCGTCCTGGGTGACGCTGGTGGAGACCGAGATCCAGCAGACCCTGCGCGCCCGGTGCATGGAGGTCAGCGCGACCCAGCCGGTTGATTCGGCCTTCATCACCCTGCCGCCTGACTTCTGCACCATGGCCAGCATCCGTGATGCTGCTACGGGCAACAACCTCGTGCTCAAGGACGAGTGGTCGGGCAGCTGGACCGACGTCTCCGGTTCGCCTCCGGTGGACTACCTGTATCCCGGCACCTACTACGGCAACCGGCGGACGTGGGCGTATCGGCTCGTGGCCGACTGCATCGAGTTCCTGCCGCACCCGTGGCTGCCTGACCCGCCCGACCCGCTGTGGGTGCCGCAGACCGTCATCATGAACTGGTATGCCAAGCCCCGTGCGCTGCTGCTGCCGTCCGACACCAACCCGGTGCTGGAGCAGCTCTATTCGGTCTACCTCTACGGCGTCCTGGCACATGCGACGCTGGCCGAGCAGGACGAGCCGATGGCCCCGCAGTGGGACGCAAAATATCAACAAGCTGTAACGAGAGCTAATCTGAACAAGCAACAATCGGACATGTCAGGAGCCCCATATACAGAGGAAATGAGCGGCGTATTTTAACCAACTGGTGACTACTATGCCATTGGGTGACTATTATGCCGAATGCCTCAGAAGAACAAGGGCCCTTGGTGGCGTCGCTATAACCGACAGAGAAACCGCGCGAGGCAGCGCGGCATTCCGTGGTTGATGACATTCGAGGAGTGGAGTGAGCTATGGCAGGCCAGCGGCAAGTGGAAGCAGAGAGGGCGTCGCCGGGGCCAGTACGTCATGGCGAGGTTTGGTGATCGTGGCCCGTATGAGGTCAGTAATGTCCGTATCTGTCTGGTTGCTGAGAACACCAACGAGATGCGCGCTGGGTTGCCGCCACGCACGCGGCGCAGCCGCGATGAAGACCGTGCCGCCAACCGGCGATATGCGCAGTGGAAGAGGCGGCTCAACAACGTGTTGATACGTCCCGCCATGTCGGACGCTGCGATGGGTCGGCGCATTGTCGTGCGTGATGGTGTGCGGCGTTGGGCACATCCCGGCGATGTGGACTACCCCGGCTGATGTCGCCCCCCCTGATCAGCAAGGCGGCGGCGCGCTACACCGGGGCAGGCGGCAAGGAACACTGCAGCCTCTGCCGTCACTTCTCCCCACGCCGTGGCGGGCGCTGTGCGCGCGTGCTGGGCGACATCTCGCCCATGGGATGGTGCAAGCTGTTCAGTCGCGAGATTCGTGCGCTGATCGCCGATGTGCCGTTCGTTGCCGGCGGTGGTGGCCCGGTGCCCGCCCTCTCGCTCGACTTCATGACCCCCGGCACGCTGTCGCCGCTGCTCACCTTCACCCGTGCGTCCACTGCCACGTATTTCGACAGCGCGGGCGTGATGCAGACCGCCGCGGTGAACGCGCCACGCTGGGACTATGACCCGGCGACGCTGGCCCTGCGCGGGCTGCTGCTCGAGGATCAGCGCACCAATCTGCTGCTGAACAGCGCGACACTCAGCACGCAGTCCGTGACCGTCACGGCGGTGGCACACACGCTGTCGTTCTACGGCACCGGCACCATCACCAAGAGCGGCACCGCCACGGGCGCCCTGGTCGGCACAGGCGTCGGGCAACGTGTATCGCAGACGTTCACCCCGACAGCCGGATCGCTGACGCTCACCGTCACCGGCACCGTGAGCAATGCGCAGATCGAGGCAGGCGGCTTCACCACCAGCTACATCCCCACCACCTCGGCGGCCGTTACGCGCAGCATCGACAGCTGCACCGTCCAGCCGGCCGGCATGGGATGGTTCACCGCGCCGGGCGGCTCGTGGTTCGCCGAGTTCATCATGTTTAACCCGGCGCCATCGATCAGCACGCGGGTCATCGGTCGCATCGGCGCAACCAGTGCCACGCCGCTGTTCCTCAATTCGTCGCGCATGATCGGACAATCGGACGGAGCCTCAATGGTGACCGCCAACGCCATCACGGCAAACGTGGTCAACAAGGCCGCATCGACGTGGGCGACGGGGCGTGCCACGGCCTGTTCCAATGGCGGCGCCGTCGCCTCGTCTGCGGCGCTGGTGACGGGCTACGGCGTGCTGTCTGGCAGCGGCATCTATCTGCTGATGAACACGACCGTGCCGGTCGACAGCATGATGGGCTACATGCGCGCCGTCAGGTATTGGCCCGCCGCGCTATCTGACGCGCAACTGCAGGCGATGACCGCGTGAGTGGCAGCGCATCCCTCGATCTAGAGCGGCTGCTGCTGGGCCACACGCTGGCCATAGCGCCGATGGCGACGCTGTCGCGCGTTTACGTGGCACTGTGCCGCACAGCGCCCACAGAGGCCGCAGGCGGCGAGGAAGT